AAAATTGCCGTGCTTGAAGAAAGACTTTCATCTTATGAATTGCTATTGAAAAAGATAGATGAAGCAATTCAAATTATGGGAAGGACTAGTCAGAATATCAGTAAGATGTTGGCTGTTCATGAGGAAAAAATAGAACAGTGTCATAGAGCAGATGATTATGTTGGAAGATTAATTGAAGAATTAAAATTAGAAAATAAAGATCAGCATGAAGTAGTTTCTAAAAGAATTGATTCATTAGAGACTAAAGTAGAAGAACTTGGAAAATTTCGTTGGATAATTGCAGGAGCAGCAATCCTCTTATCCTTTGCAGTATCACAATCTCATATGGTGGTGGACATCTTGACACCAGACCAGCAACCTGCTAGAATAGAATCTAGCAAATAGATTATCTTGTAATGAGTTTTGTTGACTCCAAATATATTGGACTTGTTTCATCTAGGCTTCAAAAATTTAAGCAAGTAAAAAACAATCTTTATAATTTCAGATGCCCTTACTGTGGGGATTCTCAGAAATATAGAAACAAAGCAAGGGGATATATTTACCAATCTAAGAATGACCACAATTACAAGTGTCATAATTGTGGTGTATCTAGGTCTTTTACAAACTTCCTAAAGGATATGGATAGTGTCCTTTATGATCAGTATGTGATGGAAAGATATAAGAATGGTTTAACTGGAAAAAATTCAAATACTCCTGAACCAAAATTCAATTTTAAAGCACCATCATTCACAAAAAAGTCTTTTGATCTACCTACTCTTGCAGAACTAAATAAAGAACATTTCGCTAGAGAGTATGTAGAAAAAAGAAAAATTCCACAAGAATACTTGAAACAATTATATTTTTGTGAAAACTTTAAGGAATGGACTAATCAACAAAAACATACTTTTGATTCTCTTCAAAAAGATGAACCTAGGATTATTATTCCTTTAATTAATCATGGAAAAATATTTGGGTTTCAGGGCAGAAGTTTAAGACCAAATTCTCCAATCAAATACATAACAGTTATTTTAGATGAGCATCAACCTAAGATCTATGGTTTAGATGGAGTTGATTGGAGTAAAAAAGTCTATGTTGTTGAAGGTCCATTTGACAGCATGTTTATAAAAAACTCAATAGCAATGGTGGGTGCAGATATAGACAAAATGTTCTTTCTTACCAATTTTGAAACTGATTTTATTATGGTGTATGATAATGAAAAAAGGAATAAACAGATAGTAGAAAGAATAGAAAAGGCAAGTGACTCACATTTTCCAGTAGTCATTTGGCCAAGTAATGTTCTAGAAAAGGACATAAATGATATGGTTCTTGCTGGACTTGATGTTCAGACTATGATAGAATTAAATACCTATTCTGGGTTAGAAGCAAAAGCAAAACTTATTAGTTGGAAACGAGTATGAGTAACGGGACTAAAGTTATTAAAAGAAACAGTTCTATTGAAGATTTGGATTTGAACAAACTTCATTTGATGGTTGAAGAAGCTTGCAAAGATATTGCAGGAGTTTCTGCATCTCAAGTAGAAATGCAATCTGGAATTCAATTTTATGATGGCATTACTACAGCAGAAATTCAAGAAATTTTGATTAGATCTGCTTCAGACTTGATTGATCTAGATAATCCTAATTATCAATTTGTTGCTGCAAGACTTCTTTTGTTTGCAGTTAGAAAGTCTCTTTATGGAAGAGTACAAGATCATCCTTCATTCTTTGAGCACATTAATAATTGTGTGGAAGTAGGAGTATATGATCCAGAGATCTTGAATAACTATACTGAAGAAGAACTTAACAAACTTGGTTCTTACATTAATCATAGTCGTGATTATCTGTTTACTTATGCTGGGTTGAGGCAAGTTGTAGATAAATATCTTGTTCAGGATAGAAGCACTGGGAAAGTATATGAAACTCCCCAGTTTATGTATATGATGATTGCAGCAACTATTTTTGCTAAGTACCCCAAGGAAACTAGAATTTCATATGTAAAGAGGTATTATGATGCAATCTCCAAACACAAAATCAACATCCCAACCCCCATCATGGCAGGAGTGCGAACTCCGCTTAGACAATTTGCTAGCTGTGTCCTTGTTGATGTTGATGACACCCTCGATAGTATCTTTAGTTCTGATATGGCTATTGGCAGATACGTTGCACAGAGGGCGGGGATCGGCATCAATGCTGGTAGAATCCGTGGTATCAACAGCAAAATCAGAGGTGGAGAAGTTCAACACACAGGTGTTGTACCATTTCTCAAGAAGTTTGAAGCAACTGTCAGATGTTGCACGCAGAATGGCATACGAGGTGGATCCGCGACAGTCCACTTCCCAATCTGGCACCAAGAAATAGAAGATATTCTTGTTCTTAAAAATAATAAAGGAACAGAAGATAACAGAGTTAGAAAATTAGATTACTCAATCCAAATCAGCAAACTCTTTTATGAAAGATTCATTAACAACCAAGACATCTCACTCTTCAGTCCCCAAGATGTTCCTGAGCTTAGTGCTAATTTTGGTCTTGATGGATTTGACGACCTTTATCTGGATGCAGAACGAGATGAGTCTATTCCAAGGAAAACTATTGGTGCTCAAGAACTCATTCTGGACCTCTTGAAAGAAAGAGCAGAGACTGGTAGAATCTATATCATGAACATTGATCATTGTAATTCTCATTCATCCTTTAAGGATAAAGTTGAGATGAGCAATCTGTGTCAAGAAATTACTCTTCCAACTAAACCTCTTCAGCATATTGATGATCCTAATGGTGAGATTGCTCTTTGTATTTTGTCAGCAGTTAATGTTGGAAAAGTAAGAGATGATGAAGAGTTTGAAGAACTTTGTGAACTATCAGTCAGAGGACTTGAGGAACTAATTGATTACCAGGATTATCCTGTAGTTGCTGCAGAGAAGTCTACAAAGGCACGTAGATCCCTTGGAATTGGTTATATTGGTCTTGCTCATTACCTTGCTAAACTTGGATTCAGATATGATTCTCAAGAGGCATGGGATGCTGTTCATGGACTTTCTGAATCATTCCAATATTATCTTCTAAAAGCATCTAATCAGATTGCTAAAGAAAAAGGTGCCTGTGAGTATTTTAACAGAACTAAATATTCTGATGGAATCCTTCCAATTGATACATACAAAAAAGATGTAGACGAAATTTCCTCTATCCCCTACCAGCATGATTGGGAATCTTTACGTTCCAGTATTCAAGCATATGGACTACGACATTCAACGCTGTCGGCACAAATGCCATCAGAGAGCAGTTCCGTTGTGTCAAATGCCACCAATGGCATCGAGCCTCCTAGGGGATTCCTGTCCATTAAGAAATCAAAGAAAGGACCTCTTAAGCAGATTGTCCCCCAGTATCAACATCTCAAGAATAATTATACGCTTCTTTGGGATATGCCTAGCAATACTGGTTACATTAATATTGTTGCAGTTATGCAGAAATTCTTCGATCAAGCAATTTCTGGAAACTGGTCCTATAATCCAGAAAATTACCAAGACAATGAAGTTCCTACTTCAGTAATGGCACAAGATTTCTTGAGTACATATAAGTATGGATGGAAGACATCTTATTATCAGAATACTTATGATAATAAGACTGATGAAATTAAAGAACCAACACAAAACATCAATGATTTAATTGAGGAAATTTTAAGTTCAAAAGGAGAGGAAGATTGTGACAGTTGCAAAATTTAGAGTTAACTCTGACCCCACAATAGAAGGAATGACAGTATTCAACACATCACAAGTAGATTCCAAAAAGCAACCAATGTTTTTTGGAAATCCCCTTGGAGTTCAAAGATATGATCAATACAAGTATCCTATCTTTGATAAACTCACTCAACAGCAACTTGGATACTTCTGGAGACCTGAGGAGGTCTCCCTCCAAAAGGATAGAGCAGACTATCAAACATTAAGACCAGAACAAAAGCACATCTTCACATCTAACTTAAAGTATCAAATTCTTCTTGATTCTGTTCAGGGAAGAGGTCCTGGTATGGCATTTATTCCATACTGTTCTCTTCCTGAACTGGAAGCATGTATGACTGTTTGGGAATTTATGGAGATGATTCACTCCAGATCCTATACTTACATTATCAAAAATGTATACTCAGATCCTTCTGAAGTATTTGATACTATCCTCACTAATGAAAGGATTTTAGAAAGAGCATCTTCTGTTACAGGAGCATATGATGACTTCATCAATTCTGCTCAACTATATGGGACATCCAATGATTGGATCTTTGCACAGGAAGGTGCAGGGTATGCTAGGGAGGAAAGAATTGAACTTAAAAGAAAACTTTATAGAGCAATTGCCAATGTCAACATTCTCGAAGGTATCAGGTTTTATGTCTCGTTCGCTTGCTCGTTTGCATTTGGTGAACTCAAGCTTATGGAAGGATCCGCTAAAATTATCTCTCTTATCGCCAGAGATGAAAACCAGCACCTTGTTATTACTCAAAACATCCTCAATAAGTGGAGTGAAGGGGATGATCCAGAAATGCAACAAATTGCTAAAGAAGAACATGATTGGGTAGTTAATGCATTTAAAACTTGTGTAGATCAAGAAAAATCATGGGCACAGTATCTGTTTAAGGATGGTTCTATGATTGGTCTGAATGATAAACTTCTCAATAATTATGTTGAGTGGATTGCTAATCGTCGTATGAAATCTATTGGAATTAAACCTATCTATGATATCCCTGCCAAAAATAATCCTCTCCCCTGGACAGAACACTGGATCTCCTCAAAAGGTCTACAAGTTGCTCCCCAGGAAACTGAAGTTGAAAGTTATGTGGTTGGTGGCATCAAACAAGACTTGAAGAAAGATAGTTTTGCTGGATTTAAACTTTGAGTAGAGGGTCTTAGGACCCTCTTTTTTTATAAATAACTAAAAAGGATTTTTTGCGTCATGGCAGGACTTAACAACATTAGAGAAGCATATAGTCAGATCTATTCTCAACTTGATGAAAGAATGAGTGATGATGAAAAGGAAATGAGACGTCTTGCTGCTCAAGAACGAAGAGCAGGTAAGTCTGATAGATTAGATTCAAAGGTTGGTGCTAAGTATGCAGAAAGTGAAAAGAAGTCTGCAGAAAGAGAAGATAAAAAATCAAAGGGCAAGCATATTCATGGAATGGCAGACTCTGTTGAAGTAGAAGGTGATTTAGTAGATGAGGCAAAGCAAACTTTCCCTGCTAAGAGAGTTGCAAAGCAAATGGCGAAGGCAAAGGCAGGTTCTGTCTATGGTAGACCTGCAAGCAGAGATGCTGTTCCAAATGTAAGTGATTCTGAAAAGAAAGAAACCACTCGCTTTAGTAAGATGTTCCATGCATCTGAAAAGGCAAAGAGAGAAAAGCAGAATACTGATAAGGCAAGACGCTCATCAACTTTCTACAAGGACACTCATCCAGCAAGTGCTCCTAAAATGGCAAAGGCACAAAGAGAAGAGTTTGAAGTTGATGAAGCAAAAGATAATTCATATCTTGAGACAGATATGGAGAAGAGAAAGAAGAATAATGAGAAAGCAATAGAAGATATGAAAAAGACCAAGGCACATGCTGATATGGTCAAGGCAGCAAGGAAGCACTTTGAGGAAGTTATCAAAGAAGAAGATCCCTGCTGGAAAGGATATACTCAAGTTGGAATGAAGAAAAAGAATGGACGTGAAGTTCCAAACTGTGTTCCTTCAAAGGGGGTTCCTAAGGCAAAGGGATATAAGAAGGAAGAACTGGAACTTGATGAAAGAGCACTTGATACTGCAGAGACTGGTGAGAAAGAAAGACTTGTAAAAGGAATGAAGAAGTCTGCAGCAGACTTTAAGAAGAGATATGGTGAGAGAGCAAAGTCTGTAATGTATGCAACTGCCACTAAGATGGCTAAGAAGCATATGGATACCTCTAAATCAGATCGCAGATATGCTGTGGAGGAAACTTCTATGGAAGAAAATGCAGATTTAGAAAACAGAAAAGTAGGTCCAAGAAAGCCATCTCAAATAGCCAAGAGAGAAAAACTTAATAAACTTATTGATGAGATAAGATCAAAAAAAGAAGGTGAATCTAAGTAAGAAGCAAAAACAATTAATCTTTGTAAGTATTATTACTTCTGGATTAATTGCAACTCTTTCTCAATGTACTAAAATATCTGAAGATAGTCTGTGGGATCTCTTTGATGAAATTCAAAGAAAGTTCTTCCCACAGACTATTTTTAATGAGTTAGTTATTAAAGATCCAGAAAAATTGAACAGAAGAGTTGAGAGGGATGTGGATAAAGCAATCAGGGAGTATGAGAGATGGGAGTCCTCTCTGCCTCCTAGGATGACCAATAAGACCATCCTGGAGGGTCTGAAGTCCCCAAGGTTCTCTGACACTCAGAGACTGGTGGTGAGGGATGCCATCTACTATGAGTGTCCTGGAGGAGTGATGGGCATCAGAGGAGTATGGGTTGACAAGGATCCAAATTGTAACTAGAATCACTCTGTCAGGTTTGAAGGATAAATAAGGCTTAATTATTAAAGGCTTTATGACCTATGAGAACCCTTGGATATATCAAGGAAAGATCTTTGATTCACCTGACATACTGGACTACTTTGGTTTTGTTTATCGTATTGAATGTACTGAGACTTCCAGAATTTATTTGGGAAGAAAGTATTTTTGGTCTTTTAGAAAACCAAAGGGTAAGTCTAGAAAAGTTAAACAGGAAAGTGATTGGAAAAAGTATTATGGATCCTGTCCAGAATTAAAAGAAGA